CGGTGCTTCTTGTACGTCTTTTTGGCAGATTTCAGAACTGCTCCAAAAGGCTTACCTTTGTTTTTCTTCAGCTTCATAGTTTTACGAACGTGGGCTAACCACTTATTTGCCATTTATTCTATAGGAGGTTTACTTACGGTGGCGACGGGTCTTGCGAGCCGTCTTGCGACCACGGCGACGGCGACCGCCGGGGGCAGGCGTGGGAGCAGGGGTCTCCTCAGACGCAGGCGGGACAAGAGGCGTCTCCTCATCAGACTCGCTGTCCTCACCATCCGCACCACCCTTCTTTCCCTTGTGGTACGTCTTCTTGGCGGCCAGGATTACCTTCTTTAGGCCATCGCCCTTCTTGTACGAGCCACTGCTCTTCATCTTACGCATCGTCTTCTTAACGTGAGCTAACCACTTGTTCGCCATTTTTTATTTTAACGCAATATTTTATTGATTAGGTTGTGAGATCATAGATTGGAGAAATCTTGCGCTGAGGCTGGAAAGAAAGATTGGGATCCTGGAGCACAGGTGTCTTGTATTTCTCGAGCTTGAGAGCACGAAGAGCTTCTGGTTTGAGAACCGTACTGCGTTCCTGGAATTCTCCAATATAGGTCTCCATGGCGCTATCAATTGATCCATAATTCATTAAGTTCCACTGGCATCCATGAGCTAGTAAGAATTGAGGATTTTTATTGACCAGATCCCCATCAATATCTGGCACTACCATCGTGATGTTATCACGATTGAACTTAACAAGTTCGTCACCGTCACTAGTTTGTACTGCCTGAGTATATGTCAACCGACGGAGTTGAGATGTTCCCCAAGACATGTTCACAACTTCTTCCATTAGAGTACCCTTCACTTCGGCACCAGATACTACAATCAACTTAGACTGGAGATTGCAAATTGGTTCAATTGCCAAATTCTTGCGCTGGTAACCGTATGCTACACCAAGTAAATGCTGGGCACATGTAGTCTTCAAAGCTTCGGCGCACGAATCGAATACATTACGATTTGTCGTATGGAACACTAAGCTCAAAATAAAGGGGTCGGTGGCTACTGGGCACACAACAGTATTGAAAGCCGTATTTGCAATACTTACACAGCATGCGGCGAACGAAACTGTATTGTAGGCATAATCCGTACCCAACTTCTGGTTCTTCAATCCTACGACTGGACCTCCACTACCGTCATCGTAAATGTCCAGCTCCACTAAGCGAGGACCGGCACGTACAAGCATAGGAATCACACTGTCGGAAATGTAATCGTACACTTTTGCTCCAGGGAACAGAGAGTATCCTGATGAAGCCAAGTAGTAATCACACAAACGATAAGACGGTGTCGTAGGGCATCCTAACGGAGCCAATGCCATCACTGAGTTATAAGCATTGAACGTGGGTTCAGCTTTTGCCTGAGCCTGTGCTTCCGATGGCGTCAGCATTACGTATAATGCAAAAAAGATCAGGGCAATAAATATTATGGGCACAACTGCCACTAAGGAATACCCATAAGCCTCCATTATTAATTAGGAGCAGTAATAAACGCCATAGTAACTACGTAAATAAACAGCCCAACGGCAAAAATGGTCGCTCAAATCTTAGCCCATTTGAACCAAGTTTCTTTTGGTTCCATTTATACTTTGAATAATAATCCCCGAAATCCTCTTATAACTTGATCTGGAATACGAGATTTCATGGATGTTCCGGTCAAGCAACATAAGTGGAAATACAGAGAGTACATTCCACACTCTGAATGCTGATACTGGTGCCGAGTTTTGTTGTATGTAATCTGCATGGGTCTTGAATGAACTCCCGTTTCGTTCCACGATTGAGCCCACCGTTTCATCAGAGTTTGAACTTCCTTCTCTGGTTTCTCAGCATACGAATCAAAGTAAGTAATACGGGGATACTCTAGTTCCGGACGAATATCACAGAATAAAGCGATCCAGTGCTCTCCCGGTCCAGTACTCTTATCGGTATTGAACACAATCCCGATTTGGCGATAACCCTTTTTATAAATTGATTTGATGTCCATTGAGCACAATGAACTTACGACACAAGTCCCCACAAACGATTTCTTATCAAAATCTATAGGGACAGTTCCGACATAAAAGTATTCAGAGAATACTTTGGTGTACTGCTTCTCAATCGCGTCAATCTCTGTAGATGATAACCATTCCTCGGGATTTCCACGCCAAGAATTTGGGGCACGAGGTTTGGACATCAGCGACAACATCACACATTCGGTAGAGTTATCACACTTGTCATGCAAACGCGACTGAATATTCTTCCAAACTAGAGCGGGATCTCCTGCTCGTACCGGTACTTTGGGATTCTCTTTATTGAAAACCTTCCGCAGGTTTTCTACTTCGTTGGCATCGAAGTACATTGTATTGAAAACGGATATTCTTCTTTCCAATTCGTAGTAAGAAAAATGGACGACCTTAAGAGCTGTATCAAGCAGTACCGTGCGATCGATGATGAGCTTCGTAACCTGAACCGCCAGGTATTTCAGAAGCGCGATGATCGGAAGATTGTAGAGCAGGAGATAGCGGATATCATGAAGGATCCGCGGTTCGATGCCATCAAGAAGATCAAGCTGGAAGAGGATGGATCTACGATCTCGTTCAAGCGCCCGAATGAGTGGACGAAACCCTGGTCTATTTCCCAGAAGGATCTCAAGGAACTAGTGACTCAGTACTTTGCAGTTTCCGGGAACATCAATCCTGAAGGGCTTGTGAAGTATGTTATTGAGACGAAGAAGCAGACGCTTGTAGGAACTGAGTTTACGTTCTCTCGCACAGTTCCTGGCGAGCAGGATGAATAAAATATTAAGTATAAATAATGTCATCGTTCATCTTATCAACAGTTACGTCACAACTTCCCGTATTAATCGAGAAGTTTGAGCCCGAGATTGAGAGTGCGTTAGTTACGGCTCTCACTAAACTTAAGGGTGAACACCCCGATAAGGCTCAAATTTTTTTAGATAATTGGCGTAAGCTTAATGTCCATGTAGAAGGAGTACTAGCTTCTGGCGGTCGCCGAAAACGGACTCGCCGGCATAAACGTAAGACTCGTAAACACTAGAAATGCAACAAGTACTTTACAATCCATTCAATTCAAAAAACCGCTTGTTTACCAAACCGGATATCCAAGCGATTCTTTCTAGACACGGGTGTGATTTTGATATCACAAACACCGAACTGTTTCAGAAAGCCATGGTACATTCATCTTACGTAAAGAAGACAGAGTATACATCGCCAACTGGGGAAGCTGCTCAGCTTGCCGAAAAGCCCCGAGAATGTCTAGGTCTGTTTGATGAATCGTACGAACGACTAGAACATCTTGGGGATTCAGTACTGGGTGCGTGTGTATCTACATACCTTATGAAACGGTTTCCGGAAGAGAACGAAGGATTCATGACCGATTTGAAGAAGGAAATCGTGTGCAATGAAATGCTGGGCTCCCTAAGTCAAAAGATTGGACTAGATAAGTTCTACATAATTTCACGTCATAACGAAGACGTATGTGCTGGAAGGGCAAACTTCAAGAAACTAGGAGATATCCTAGAAGCTTTTCTTGGAGCTTTGTGGACCGAATCGGGTAACGATTTCAAAATTCTGTACTCGTTCGTGATCTGTTTGGTTGAAACGTATGTTGATATTCCCAAGATTTTGATGAACAACCGGAATTTCAAGGAACAGCTTCAGAAGCTGTACCAGGCCAAGTTTCATCATACGCCAGGGTATGCGGTTATCTCATCATCTACCAATCTGTACACCATGGCAGCGGTAGATGAACGGGGAAACCATTTGGGGATTGGTACTGCCCCAACCAAAAAACAGGCAGAACAGTTGGCAGCCAAAGAAGCTATCTTACGGCTTTCGGGGAACACGGCGAACAAGTAGTTCGCGCTGGGTGCCAATAGCAGGAGTATCATCACCTTCCTGCACGCCCTCAATAGATCGCAGGGCTTCAGCTACACGCTGAGGCTGATCGGCAAACTGGATAAGAAGCTGGGTACGAATCTTGTCGCGACTGAGTGCTGGACGAGACGTACGCACAGAGCGAGACAAACTACCCTGTCCTTCAAGCTTGAAATCGTCAACAGAATTATCGCGCATGAACTTTAAAATATGTTCTGAGTTCTGCATCTTTTTGTCTCGAATCTGCTTGATTTGTATTTTTAGTGCCCGTTCTTGATCATCGAGAGATACCCATTCTTTTA